AGAAGATGTAATGTTCATATAAATGGCATCATTACCTTTAGCACCTGTTTCCCCTTTATCTCCTTTATCACCTTTTGCCCCGTTAGCACCATTTTTAGATACAGTATAGCTAACAGCTGTCTTACCATCACTATAAGTCACTGTTACTCTTGTCCAAATATATTGCCCAGCCATTGCTGTTGGTGGAGTTGTAGACCATCCACTAGTTGGTGTTGTTGTTCCGCTTGTTGATTGAACGTATTCAGTAACTGTTTTAGATACTGTAGGTGATGAACCATTAGCGCCTTGTCTAGCGACTGAATAAGATACTGTAGAAGTACCATCACTATAAGTTACTGTTGTTTTTGTCCATAAGTAGTTTCCTGCGCTAACTGATGGAATAGTATCTTGCCATCCACTAGTTGGTGTAGTGGTACCACTTGACGAACCGACATATTGAATTGATTTAGATGAGATTTTAACACTTGTACCTTGAATTCCTTGATTTCCTTTAAAAGCAATAGAATAAGAAAATACTTTGTTGATAGTTACTTCATTTACCGTTCCTTCATTAACGATTACTGGAATTGTAAAGCTTCCTGTTTTTGTTAATGCACTGGTTGCAGTGATTGTGATAGTAGGCATTGGAGTCTTTCCATCACTTACAGCGCTGATACCTGTTGGGCATGTAATTGTACCTATTTTAGCGAGTACTGTTTCAGAACCTTGCAAAGCCATTACTTGTGTGGCTGTTTGTTGTGTCCCATCGACACTAGTAGTAGTTCCTAAAAATGTATAGTTATCATTAGTTAGTACGACTGTATAACCATCGGTCATGTCTAATAAATCTACTTGATTACTAGCTTTAATAGTTGCCATGTTTTTAATCCTCCGTTATTAATTCACAGTTAAATACTGCTTTTTTATTTATATCTTGTGGACTTATTATGAATATAAAGCCCTTATCATTCATTCTAGGGTCATCAAGTGGTACTGGCGAAAACTCTTTTTCTCCAAATTTCTTTACATGCCATTGAAGATATGCATTTTTTCCAAATCTTTTTTCCAGCTGTTCAGCACTTTCAATTCTTTCAGCACCGACATAAATATGGACTGTCAATATAGTTGCAATATCACTATTTTTGAATGTATTTCCATTTGAAGATTCAATATATAGAGTTATTGCATCATCACCATAAGTTCCCATTATAAGTGGTTCACTTGTTTTTGATGAACCATCAGTATAATTTGTAACTGAATATGTCCATAGATATTTATTATTTGCATTGATAGTTTGAATAGATGTTGTCCATCCCTCACTGTCTACTCTTATATCTTTACTTTTACTTGATGCTAAATAATAGGTTGTAATATTTTGAATTCCTACTCCTTGTTCAGCTAATGAAAAACTTACATATAATCTAATCGAAGTACCTTTATATGCAACATCACAAACGTATGTTACATTAGGAAATTTGTTTGTCATAATATTTTTATTAACTGATAAAATACCATCTTTTACGATCTCATAACTACTGTCTATGTCGACTTCCTTACTATTGATTATTTTTTTATAACCAATCGTACAATTACTTAATTCTATAATTACATTGCCGTCCATAATACAAGGTGTAATGATTGCTGGTGTAATGGTCCAATCAGGCATGTAAGTTCCGTTGTCATTTAATTTTTGAGTTAATGTTGTATTTGTAACATCTAAATAGCTGTTCCCTAAATGAACTGTATCGCTCTCATCAACAATTGTTGTATATCCTGTATCAAATTGAATATTGTCCAATGTAAATACACACTTGACATTAACCGACATATTAACATCATCAGAAGTTAATGTAATAATTTTCCCCGTTTTATATTTCTCGTTATTTAAGTACCATTGAAAACTTAGATCATTATAATTATCAGTAACATCTTCATTAGAATTCATAACATGGCAGGATATTTCGATATTTTGATTATTACTATTAAGTATAGTTGCACTAGGTAAAAGGTTTACTGTAATCAACGAAATATCCAAATCGTCCATTTTTGATTCTATTTCATTAATCTTTGTTTTGATTTCTTCATTTGATAATGATAACTCACCCATTTTTGTATTTAGATCTTCTTGCTCTTTAGCAACAATATCTAATTTTAATTTTTCTTGGTCCTGAGATATCTGTAATTTTCTAATTCTTGTTGAATTGGTAATTTTCTTAATAACACGTTCTTCGTTTTTTGTTGGAGTATTTCCATCAACTTCACTTATAGAAAATTCTCCACCTTTATATGTGATAGACAAATCAGTAACCATAAAATTGAATTCATCATTATAATTTACTAAACATCCTGGTAACAAGTTATCTATTGAAATCATTGATATACTTTTTGTTGAATAAAATGTTAATCCATTTAATTGATCATATAGTTTATCAATCAAATTTTGTTCATCTGTTAAGTATAAATTATTAGAATCTAGAAATATGGTATTACCCTCTGTATCCCCTTTTTCTAAAGGGTTTAAGCCATTTTCATAGTAAATTCTAGACACGCAGTACAATTCATTTTTTTCATAGTTTGTTAACGTATCAGTTTTAGCAAACGCATCCTTAGTCACTTGAACAAATTCAAGTGAGCCTTTACCGCTTGCAAATACATTTGCTCCGAAAAGCTCAGCAATCCATCCTAAGTAGTTTCTAATAACAATGGTGTTATCGTACCAGGAAACTTCTTTTTCTAAGATATACGCAGGAATATTGGCCCTTATAATAGAAAGACCAGTCAGCGTTTCTATTTCATCTAACTGGTCTTTAACCGTTACTGGATAAGATAATTGAGTTGTATATGAAGCATCCAATTCATAATTGTTATCATATAATTTTAAACTTAATGACTTTGTATATTTTTCGGGTTGGTCGTAAACCTTAAAATATCTTACTTCACAATTTTCATTTTCTTGTACTTCCCAATATTTGGTTATATCCAAATCATCAAGAATACCATCATAGTTATCAAATTTAAGATTTAATTGCATAGTAGGTACATTTCCAATGATATAGCCATTAGCAAAAGAAATTGATGACTTATATTCAGTTAATCTATGTGTTACATCTAAATCTCCATATTTTATAAGCATTTTCTACACCTCAATCAAAGCAAAAGAAAAAGACTGAACTTTTAATCCCGTCTTTGTTCTTATATAATTATATTTTTTATTTCCGGCATACATCTTCTTCGTGCCCCTAATTCCATGATCAGGAATATACAACTCAACATTGAATTCAGTAGGAGTAACAGCATTTAAAATACTCACGACATCAACAAATGTCTTTAAATTCCATGTCAATGTTACTTTTAACATATTGGATCTAATTCTATTTCTCCTTAAAACACCTGTAGCGATAGGTCTTACGCTATCTCCATCCAAATCCTGTATTTCAACACTGATATCAGAAGGTGTAGGTAATAATACACCATTCACCTTTATTTTTGCTTCATCAGCCATTTCCTACACCTCCTTAATAATCAAATGCTGGTTTCCCAGTTTGTACTTCATAATCTTTGATGTTATCAATTACCATTCTAGCTAACGCTTTACCATTTTCTAAAACTAAATTGATAACATACGTTCCTCCATTACCACCGTCTCCTTGAGGTAATCTTTCAGAAATCTTTTGAGCAATTAAATCTAGACCCTTTGTGTTTCTTTGTAAAGGAATTACCGCTTCAGTTCCCGCTTCACCGAAGATTGCAGGAGTTGCTTTTGAAACAACTGCACCTTCAGCTAATTTTGGAATTTTTGAAATATTAAATCCTCTTCCACCGACACCTGGAACCCAATTAGGAATTTTAATTTTATTTAATCCACCGATAAAACTGTTGATTCCACTAATGATTGCATTAATAGGCGCTTTAAATATTCCAGCAAAACCACTAACTATATTGCTAAAGATATTCTTAACACCATTCCATGCTCTTGCCCAGTTTCCAGTAAATACTCCACCTATGAAGTCAATAATACCACTTAACACGCCTTTTATTGTGTTCCAAATAGAAGTTACTGTAGAGCAAAATTCATTAAGAGGCACTCCTAACAATCCAAAAGATTTTGTCCAATCGTTTGTAAAACCTACTTTTAAGAAATTAGCAAATCCTTCAAATATTTTTCTAATGCCTTCCCAACAACGTTTTTCGTCACCAGTGAACACACCAACAAAGAAATCAGTTAAGCCTTGGAAGATTTCAATAACATTAGGAATTAATTCATTGATTAAATCTCCCCATGATTTGAATGTATCACTGAACGATCCAACGATAAAATCAACTAATGGTGATAACACATTATCCCATACCCAATTAATAGCATCACCTATAGCTTGGATACCTGGTTTCCATGTATTCCATACTTCTAATATTCCTGATAATGCAATTGATAATACGCTTACTAGGAAGTTTGCTAATGGAGCTAGTACATTTTTCCAAAGTGATAAGGCAATCGTAAATACTGCTTCTACTGCTTTGACAAATATTTTAGCAAGGAACATTGCTATTGGTACAATAATTGTATTGAATAGATCCAATAGAAAATTAAATATTGGTACTAAAATACTCTTATAGAAATTATCTAATATACCTGTTAATTCACTAATAGAATTATTTACTAATTGTCTAAAACTATCACTTGTTTGATATAAATACACAAGTGCAGCTGTGACTGCAGCCACTATTGTTGCAAAAAATGCCGCAGTACCTGCCGTAGTTCCAAATATAGCCTGGAATCCTACAAGTACGCCACTTCCTTCAGTAATGCTACCCACAAAGACTGAAACAGCGGTTGCTAACCATTGAAACGGAGCAATTAGTGCACCAATAGCTGCAGTAATCGCTCCCCAATTCATAATTGTTTCAAATGTCAATAACCCTGCTCCTATCCCAGCAAGAAGTGCTGTGATAACAGGACTATTTTCTTTTATCCAATCTTTAATTGAATTCAATTTCTTGAGTACTTTATCTACTGCTTTATCAACACCACTTGTATCGGGTTCTCCAAAAGCGTTATCCCAATCAATAGAGCCAACATCATAGCCTCCGCCACCAGCTCCACCAGCCCCGCTTCCACCTGAACCACCTGAGCCTGATGAATCACTTGCGCTGATTGTGTTGATTTCATCAAAGGATGCTAAAGAACCTAAGGCCTTTGCCGTTTTCTTGGCTTGACCCTCAGTACCTTTCAATGACTTATTTAAACCACCAGTTGAAGCTGTAGCTTTTTTAGCTGAATCACCTGCAGCAGTAAATCCAGCACTTGCTTGTTTAGCTCCACTCTTTTTACCAAATAATTTACCAAAAACTCCTGCGATTACATTTGCTAATGTAATCAACTTTCCAATAATCATATTGATTACTTGAATGACTGGTGTTAATACAGCAATCAATCCATTACCAATAATTCCTAGTAATTGTTTGAACTGTTCTTGTAAGATACGTACTTGATTGGCCCATGTTCCACTTGTTTTAGCAAAGTCCCCTTGAGCCATTGATAATTGATTCAATACAAAATTGTATCTCAAAGTAGTTAATTCAGCTTGTGACATATCGCTTACATTCTTACTGATTCCTTGGCTTAAAGCATATGATTGTAAGTTTGTTTGTGTCATGACGATACCTAAATCTTTTAATGTTTCAGTTTCACCAGTAAATACTGATTTCAATTTAATATCAGCTAATTCTTGAGAAATATTATAGAAAGAAGCAACATCACCTGATAGACCAGCTAATGTTATTGCCATATCACTTGCTTTTTCTTGTCCTAGCCCCATACCTGAAGCCATGGCCATATAAGTTGATGCTGTCTTTTTAGCTGAGAGTTCACTCATACCAAACTGTTGAATTGAATTTTTAGCAAATCGCTCGGCTTTCCATGCCATATCACCAAATGATGTATCAACTACGTTTTGTACTTCTGTAATATTTGAAGCAACTTCTATAGCTTCTTTCCCTAATTTGTATAAGCCAAATCCTGCAGCTACTTTAGCAACCATGGATTTAATACCACTTACGGCTTTGCTAATTCTTCCAGTAGAACTTTCAATACTACTTGCTGATGTTTTAGCTTCATTTGTTGCATTTTTCAATGCATTGCTGAACTTACTCGTTTCAGCTGAGATGATAACTTTTAATTCTTCTAATGTCTTTTTAATCATCTCCTTTAAATTTCTTATTGTAACTGTTAGCAAACCTTAATCTTCTTGCTTTAAAGCTTTCAAATTCATCTTGTTCTTTTTGGATATAGTATTCTTTCTTTTCATCTTCAAATAAATCAGGATAGTAATCCCATATTTGTTTGATGTCACTTTCACTTGCTTTTTCTTCACTGAATATAATACTAATTCCTCTTAATAACTGATCAGCAAGATTGTGATTATGGATTGCTATTTGCTTTTGTTTCATTCTTTCTTTTCTTCGGTAGGATTCAATATTATCTCCTATTTCTAGTACCGAAGACTCCCAAAATAAAAATGAACTAATATCACAATCTAAAGCAATTGGATAAAGTTCATTTATTAAATCGGTTAAAAATTCATATTCTACATTAGCTCCTTCGCTTCCACTAGTTTCTTGTCCATTGTGTCCGCTTGAGCTCGTGAGAAAAAACCACTTACTTGATAAATTGGTAAAAATACATCTGTCATGAATGACATTTGTGTTCCACCTTCCTCACAGTATTTATCAAACATTGTAATTACATCATCTTCTTTGATGCCGTGTTGAAACTTTTTCAATGCACCATGAGTAATAAGTAACATTACTTTTAATGGTGGCAATGCACCTTCTTCAGCGTTAGAAACAACTGTTAAAAGATTAACTCTTAATTTTGATTCTAAATTAACAATTTCAGAAGTACTTAATTTTAATTTGTATTCTTTTCCATCTACTTTCCAAATAGCATAAGGCTTTCTTTTAGGGGTTTCTTCAACTGTAACTTCAACTTCTTCTAATTCACCACTTAATGCTCCCATTTAATTTCTCCTTTCTATGCAATTTCAGGATCTGTAATTTCAAATGCTGATGACAATGCAATATTTAAATCAAATTCAATAACTCCATTAACTCCACCACCAGTACGTTTAACTGAAACTTGACCTGTGAACTCAGTAGTTGTTCCATCTTTTAATGTCTCTTTAAAAGATAGATTTTCTCCTGATGCTTCATATGCTCTTAATACACGATAAGGGCTGTCTTTTGCTGTGTTATCATATTTGAATTTATAAGTAATATCCCCGGGATCTCCAATACCCATTTCATACATTTTTTGAGTATCATCTAAATCTGTATTTTCAACCTTTTCAGGATCTACACCGATTTCAGGAATTTCTTTTAATCCTTTTAATTTTGTATAAGTAGTTACTGTTTTGCTTTTAAATTCTAATTTAGCACCATTCGCTAACATACATTTTCCTCCTTGACTTTTTAACTTGTATGATAAATAAACTGTTTATCACAGTCTATAATTGCTTCATATCTCATTTGTTTATGTTTTAAACCGCTAGGATCAGGAACATCCGAACATGACGTTCTTAAAAAACCTAAACCTGCCATTACTTCATCTACATCACACGCAGTTTGTGATGTGCTTTTATTATCCCAAATATCAATTCTATATCGAATGAACGAGGATTGTTCTTTATCATCAGTAAAGTCAGCTACTTTATTTTCTTCTTCGACATACTGAACCGCAGGCAAGTCGGCCCAGTTTTGAGGATAAGCATCACTTACATTCTTATTTTTTTGAGAAAGTCCTTTATAAACAATGTCTTTAACATTAATCATTTATTACATATCTCCTTTAGCTTTTTTCTAAATAATCTTTCAGTATTTTTTTCTATTGCTTGTTCTTGATCATGAAGTGCAGGATACATAAAAGGTCTAGCCATTTGTCCTCTTGTACCATAGCCTATGACATCACCGTTTTTATAGATGATTTTAAAACCATATCCCTCAGCTTTATCAACTGGCATTGCATCTGCAGGTATCATCCAACCCGTTTGCTTATATCTAGGACTTACTTTAGGTGATATTCCTTGATGATTAGCTTCTCCATTAGGACCAGTACCAAATTCATAATAAGGTGCATACTTGGAATTGGTATATACAGTAGAAGAAACCATATCTTCTTTTGCTTCGTTTTTAACTCTAACTGAACGAGCTAAAGCACCTGTATCACTTGAAATCAAAAGCTTTGCTTGACTTTGGACAATTACCCCTGCTTGTTTAACTGCTCTCATAGTTACTTCTTGTCCTGCACCTGAATCTAGTTCAGATAATTTTTTTATGAGGTTATTAAAATCTTTATTTGTCATATTTTCTCAATTCCTATAGCTTTAAAATGCTTAAATTTTTGGATGCTGACAACTTTATAAGCAACTCCCTCATAATTTATCATGTCGTGTTCTTTAATCTCTAGAGAGCCATAATAATGCATATTTAACATATCATTTACACGCATTCCATAAAGTTCAACTTGCAGTTTAGAACTGACTGGCCATATCAAAGCTTTATCTTCATATGATTCATCACTATAGCTTTCCACGATATTGCCTTCATCATCTTTTGAAGGATTATATTTATTCAGTTGAAACGTCTTGAGACTTCTTTTTTTCATTCTGTAATCTCCTTGCATAAGGTGATAAGCGATAATTGGTAATACCTGATAAAATAGCATCTTCAGTTAAATAAGATTCACTTTCTCCACCCTCATTATAAGAAGCTAATCCTTCATTACCTTGCTTGTTATAACGAGCAATAGCAAGTTTTAATACAAATGGATATAGATCATCTATCAACTCACTTCTATTAGTTTTAGATAAAACTGTGCGCTTTGAATTTAATATAACAGAAGAAACCAATGTATCATCAGTTTCTCCTGTTAAATTCTTAAATTCTTCTAAAAGATTATCCATTTTGCTTAATAACAGCAATCAATTCTTCTTTTGTAAGTGAGTCAATATTTTCAATTCCTAATTCTTCAGCATATGCCTTTAATTCATCTAATTTCATTTTGGAAACAGGTTTATTAGGTTTTACGCTTTCATCAATGCCTTCTAATTGTTTGATTTGCTTATTTAAATCATCCAAAGAATCGCTAACGATATAATTCAATGGATCACTTCGACAAATTTTTATAACATCTTTATTTAAACACTCTGTAGAAACAGTTGTTTTAATATTGTAAATATAAGCCATTTACTGTACCTCCTATTCAGTTGCTGGATTTGCTGTTAAAACCGCAATACATTTTGATTGGAAAACTTTAGCACCATATACATGTAATCCTTTTACAGCATCACTAAATCTTTTTTCAGGTCTATATGCTTCAGTTGATAAAATTTGTTCAGCGTAAGAACCAGCTTCATCTGTTCCACCAATAATTTTGTATTTTGTTTTAGCAGTGTTTGGAACATTATTAGAAACATAAACAGTAAAACCTGCAGCTTTACCAACTTCCCCACCTTCTAAAATTGCCTTATTATAATCAGTTCCATTTCCTACAAAACGTTCATCTTTTAATAATAAGCCATGATACCAAGCTGGAACAACTACCCAACGTCCTACTGTAGGTACATTCGCTTCAGTTAATTTAACACCTAAATCAACAAGAAAATCATAAGCAGTATCTTTTGTTGGCACTTTTGGAGTTGTATCACTACCAATAGTATTATCAGCATGAACGTTGATAGCTAATAAGTTAGCTGCAAAAGCATCAACAACATCATTCATACCATAAGCTGCTCTTTCCATTGCTTTATCCATTAATTTAGGATTTGTTTGAGCATTATCAACATCTTCAACAGCAAAGTTGAAATATTTAGCTTGATCAATCTTTAATTCTTGTTGTTCTCCAGATAAATCTTCAGGAGCTTCAATATCTTCACCTTTTGTATAATCTTTAATTGTTACGTTACCAATTTGGTTTACTTTGACAGTATCACCAAAGTTCTTAATTTCCCCTTCATAATCTCTATTTAATAAGTTTAAATATACATGTCTTTTATCTAAATGTCTTAAAAGACGTGCACTCCAAATTGTTGGAATAAAGTTTGTTACCGACATATTTTAAATATCCTCCTATTTTTGATTTGACATAATTTTTTGAACTTCATCCCAGTTTTCATTGATCTCTTTAGCTGACATATTTTTAATTGATTCTAAAGAGATTGTTGTATTTCCTGGAACTTTCTTCATTGGAGCATTGCCCTTGATTTTTTCTTCAACTGCTTTTTCTACTGCACTTTGAAATGCTTTTTCTACAACTTCAATGCTCTTTTTACAAGATTCAGCATCAGTTAAATTAAGAATTTCAGCAAGTTCAGTTGGAATTCCTTTATCAGCTAATTGAACTTTAGCTTGAGCAGTCAATTCTCTACGAGTAATTGCAGCTTCTCTATCATCTAATTCTTTAATTCTTTTTTCTTCCTGATACTTTTTCTTTTCTTTTTCGCTCATTGTTTCTAATTTTTGAGCTTCAGTTTTTTCATCTTCTAAATGCTTTTCCCAAGCTTTACGTTCTTTAGCAATTCTTCCTTGAACGATTTTATCTAATTCTTCTTGGGTAAAAGTTTTTGTTTCTTGACCACCTTCACCACTATCTTGATTATCTTGGCCAGTTCCTTGATCATCATCATTTCCTGAAACATCTCCGGAATTATCATCAGCAAATAATTGAATATCTAAAGGAAACATAAATTTCTTTTTCATAAATACCTCCAGTTAAAGTCCGTAAGACTATCCCATCTTTTAATGTCGTAAGTTTTTGGACAATAAAAAAAGACAATTTCAAACTGTCTATTTATTAGAATTATTTTCTTTTATTTCTTCTACAACTTTCGCATTCAACAACTCTTTTATGCGATTAGCATCATTGACTTCAAATACATCACCAGCATACCTAACGACACCTGTATTTTTATCAATCATATTGCAAATAACTTTAAGTTTTGCCATATTTCTTCTTGTTCCTTTCTAATGATTTGGTTTTAGATTTTGGTGGTGGTACATAACAGTCATATTTTTCATAACGAATGCGGCCGCAAATCATGCACATATATTGAATTTTCTTAACCAAACAGCTTCTCTTTTTATCAAAGTATTGTTCCGTACGATACTCAAACTCTTGGTGATGATGTGGTCTTAATCCTTCCGCCATAAATAATCTCCTTTCTTTAAAGTTTTTTATAATTTATCAATTTTAAATTTAGCTATAATGCAAGATATTAAACTTAATAAAACAATTAACACTTGAATTAATAACGGACTTAATACAATCCACCACGACCAAGTTATAAAGCCTAATATTTTTGCTATAACAAAAATAATTAATAATGCATTTAACATTGGCATTCTCCTTTCTTTAAATTTGAGCAAAAGAAAAACCGACTATTTGTCGGCTTCATCTCTAAATGCATCTTCATAATTTAATTTTCCTGAATTTAAAACGAAATCCCTATCTCGCTTCATTTCTTCTAATTCTTCTTGAGTTTCAACATGTTCACCAACAATAATTTGGTCAACATTCTCATATGTTTGATAAAACATGTAATTTACACCATCATTTAACGTTGGGTATAACTCAGCTTCAATAGTTGCTAGTGCCAAAGAAACTTGTAATGCAAACAAAGGGTCACCATCAAATGAAGGGCCTAAATCATTTAAATGGAACATGCCAACTGATTGATCATTGCTATTAAGATACGTCAATTTTAAATCATGTTTAAGACTAGCATATTCATTTGCCATTTTTATCACCCTTTTCTTTCTTAATGATTTTGTTTTTCATGTTATTTAACGATTCTTTTGTATAATTTCTATATACCCAAGAGTTATTATCTTTTCCTGATACAATGTTTATATTAATATTTGCATCTATAACTTCTTGTTTTCCTATAAGTTCATTATACACTGAATTACAACTAAAACACATATCTTTTTGAGATAGAATATAGATTTCTTGTTCTTTTAATTCACCTTTCAATACCTGATCATAAATATATTCAAAAAACTTGTATTCCGTATCATACTCTCTTGTATAATCATTTTCATGACCTTTATACGGAACAAGTTTAGTATGCGGATGCAATCTTTTTGTTACTGGTGATGTTATTAATTTGCTTTTATCACCTTTATAATTGTTGAAAACATCTTCATTTGTACTTGATATTCTACTAGATGCAATAAAAAAATCATCTCCAATTTTCATTGATGCAACATTTCCTTTGCTAGCTCTCGTTGTCATGTATTTATCTTTTGCAACGAATGCCTCTTTATCAAGCTCTAAAATAGTTTTTGCATCAACAGTTCCATAGTCAACTTTATAACGATTAACCGTCCTATAATTATATTTTAGATCATTCCATTGTACTACATTTTTGTATTTCAAATCTTGAAATTTAGATAGTGACGAAGGCATATTTTCTTTGCCTAAGACATTAATATAACTTTGATACTGTTTCCTATCATTCGACAAATTCTTTGTCTTTTTCATAAAAGTATCAACAGTATCTACACCATGTGTCTCTTGCTGCCTTTTTAACCACTGATCATAATTTTCTTTAACGTCAACAACTTCATCTCTACCAGTAACAGGATTGCGTTGTCTTTTCTTCATGGCATCAGTAACACCCTCAATATACGGAATCATATGAGATCGACAATTGGGATGAAGCGGTGGAACATTAACACCAACTTGTGCCTTTGATGTTTCAACAATACTTCTATCATGTTGTTGACATATCTTTGATGTTCTACTGTCATGAACTGCAATAAACATTTGTTTGTCGATACCAGCATCTTCAAAAGCTAACTGATCAGCAAACGCTGACATTGCTGCACTTTCAGTTTGAATAAGCCTTCTTGCTTGATAAGCACCTACAGCAAACTTATTCATAATAGTATCAGCCATTTCCTTTTCGGTCTTATTGGTTAATACACCTAGCATCAATTCATCTTTCAATGAATCAGCTAATTCATTTGTATTGTTCCAAATTCTATCAGAATAGTTTTTGCCACTCCATTTAGATTTTAGTGTCTTATCAATCAAATTAGAATCTAAATTATCAAACTGATAAGCTATATTCATTCCTTGTTGTATGTTATAAACATCTTTGTAATAAGCATTAAAAGCACTGTTGATATAGCAATCAGTGCTCTTATCTTTTTCAATGTTATAAACTTCTTTCATCAGATTATCTAACTGACTTTGCATATTTTCAAGTCGTTTTATTCTATATTGATAAGCTGGAGCATCAAGTCTTTTTAATAATTCCTCTCTTTGTTGATTAGAAGTGTTATTTCTCAACAACCTTTTTAATTCATTATAATCATGATCATTTACCATTGTTGAAAGTAATCTTTTTGCCTCTATTTCTGATAATCCATAATTACTTTTGTATTTTTCAAATATTCCTTCTATTTGATTTTGAGTATAAACACATGCCTTGCTGTATATGCTAGAAATATATTCACTGGTTACTTGAGCATCATCTAATATTTCAGTAAGCTTTTCTTCTTGACGTTTCTTCCAATATTTCTCATTTTTCATATCAGCCTAACCATTTAATTAGCTTTGCTAGAATTTTGTTTAAGATCTTTACTATTGGAAGCATCACCTTTTGTTTCATCATTACTTTCCTCATTTTGATTAAATGGATTATCATTTTGAGACTTAAACATTTCTTGTTGAAGTTTTACATTTTCTTCATTTTCTTGTTTAACTTTTTCTATCTCACTTGATGCATCTTCAACAAAAGGAAGCTGTTCAATCAATGTTTCAGTAGATACCTTACCACTTAAGTTAGCAATCATTTGAGCAAGCTCATTTAAATTTTTAGGTAACTGACGAGTAAATGTAATTTTTACATTGTTAGGATTGACAGCAATAGCTTTAAGATTTAAGTAATTACAAAATAATTCAATTCTTCTTTTTAGAGCTTTCTTGTAATACTTTTCTTTTTCACCTGTAATCATTTGTAAGCCAAGCAATTTGTATTCCATAGCCACTCCTGAACTGTTTCCTACAAAGTTTTCATCAGTAAGATTAGGAACATGAGAAAATGTATAGATGTCTTCTTTGATTGCTTTTCTTAATACTTCCATGCCATTTTCATCAAAGGTTCTAGAAATATATTCAGCTCTTGCATCTGCAGGAAGTTCCAACAACCCGTTTTCTTTTAAAATCTTCATGACTTCGCTTACTTCTTCATTATCATCACCCATTAAAGAACCATAAATAACAAGCAATGCTTCAACAAACTGTTCCTTATCGTTTACACGATCACTCGTTAATTTATTGTAAGCATCAATCAATGATATTTGCTGTTCAAAATCACCAATACATAATTTATTATTGCGATATTCAATAATAGGAACATTTCCAAAATAATGAGGTATAGGTTCATTTATCATTTGATGTTTTTGCCCACTGCATTCAAGGATCATTGTGTTGACATAATTTTTAGTACAAACAGTAGCACGATAACAATACTTACTTGTTATTGCATCTTTATAACGATAGTAGTAAACACCAAACAAAAGATTTTGCTCAATCGTATCATCATATACAAGAAATGTGTGGTCAGCTTCTATATTTCTTAAGGCAATTTCAGTAGTATCTTGTTTGATGTAAACATACTCATAAGCAACACCACAAACACTCATATCATGCGCATTATCACTATCAACATCATCAACATCTGCTCTATCAAAAGCTTCCGTTAATTTATCTATGTTTTCTTGTCCTTCATCATCAAAAGTCGCATATGAAATAGGACTGTTCATGAAATAACCCGTAGCCGTATCGCTGATATCTTTAGCATGATTACACACAATACGGTTGTTTGCTGATGTCTTTAGTTTTTTTCTTCTATGCCTTATATCATGATTTCCTTCATAATATCTTTGATTCTTTTTTATTCTTCCAACCAATGTACGGTGTTTAGTAATCAGCTGTTCTATTTGAATCATATTCAACTGAGTTTCATCATAAGTTGTACTATCTATTGTGAACATGTACATATGGGTACCTCCTAATTTTCATATCTAGCACGGTTCTTACCTGCTCTAGCTTTACTTTGGATAATGTCGGCTTCACAACCATATCGTGCAGCATCAATTGTATGGTTATTTCTATCAGGAAACTCACCTTTAAGATTTCCTTCTTTATCTTTTTCAATTTCATAATCATTAAACTCCCTTGAAGCATTTGGACAACGAATTGGATCTATAATAATTTGTTCTAAATCCTGTAACCATTTAATACCATTTTCTACACTGTCCGGTCCTTTCTTTGCTCCAGTTACTTTTAATCCTAGTAACTTAAATTCATTGATAGTACGAGGCTCCGCGCTATCACATGTTACTAATTTATTTAATGGATTTAACCTCTTGATTTTCTTAACCGCTTTAGCATTAGAAAGACGAGTACCATATACTTCTCCAAAAATAAAAAGACGTCTTCGCGTCTTGTCATAATGCATTTTTAAATAAGCTAATGGATCTCCTGCATATCCAAAGTCCAAACCATTTTTCAATCTATCAAAGGTTTGTATTTCTTCATTTGTTATTTCTCTAATCAAAAGATTAGTAAATACTTCTCCACCTGTACCAGTAACTTCACCCAAGTAATCGTGATTATACTTTTCAGGATTAATTTTTTTCATGTGCTCAGCTTCAATTAGAAACTGTTCTCCAAGCCATTCTTTTGGAGCTTGAAGATAAGTTGTGTGTGAAACTAATGTATCAGGACGTTTGATAAGAACTTGTTTATTACACCAATTTCTTTGACTTTCAGGTGGGTTAAACGAATAGAATACACAATATTCAGGACCACCACGCAAAAGAGATTGGTTAATGTTTGTTATCTTATCATAAGATTCAAACTCATCACATTCCTCAAACCACACATACTTGATATATCCTACAAACACTTTTGTTGATTTTAATTTTTTTGGATTATCAGCACCTTTGAAAAGAATAACTTGACCTGTTGGCTTATATGTCATTTGCAGTTTTGAATCAGGAATATCCCAATCATCTTCAGCTTTCAACATGTAAATGGCCCACTTGATTTGCTCGTAGACTGAACCTCTCAATGTGTCTTTTACACGTCTAATTACTACCGCGTTGCTCATCAGTCCTTTTTGTGCATCTCTCATGATGCCTAAAGGAATTTCAGTACCAATACATGAAGATTTAAGAGAACCTCGGCCACCTTTCAACCAATAGTGCGTATAATCATTGTTTTTAATATGTTTATGTACATCATAAAACGCAGGACCAATAATTGATTTTAAACTAACCTTCATCTATATCATCTACAATCACCGTTTTACCATTTGATGTAATATCAACGTTGTCTTTAAACATACCAAAACGTTTTCCTAATAACTCAGCTGCTTTTAATTTTTCCTTTTCATCAGGCTCTTTTTCAATAACTTCCTGATAACCATCACCAGCAAGAGAAAGAACACTAGATAAGCTTTTACCTCGCATAACTGACGTTAGATATTCCATGACTTCTTGAATATCAGCAGTGTTCTCATTATGTATCTCTTCCAGTCGTTTGTTGATATATTCAGCAATATCTTTCTTTTTCAAAAGCTTATTTGCTCTAACACCTGCAGCGTTATCGGTTTTAATGTTTTTATATATTGCTCTATAGGCACGTGTGCCATTTAGATCCTTTAGATATTCATCACAAAACAGTTTTTGTTTTTCGGTCATAATGACACACCTCCTTTGTTTACTGTTGGTCGCAGGACTAGGAGTCAAACCTAGAATACAAGCTTAAGAGACTTGCGTGATATCATTTCACCATCCTGCCTTGTAAAACAAAAAAAGCTCTCGTTTGAGAACTTTTTTTTAAAACATACATCATTGAAGGGAAAGTAACGTCTTTCATCAAAACCTTACGATACCATAATACCACCAAATGAGGGGAGAATCTTCCACATAGATGCACTTTTTTACTGTTTTTCTAATAAATTTTTTAAAATATTGTCAGCTTTTCGATATAAGCTTTTGATGTTAGTAATGTTGTAACGTTCCATGCATTGATGCTTTGGAAGATTGTAATAAAAATCTTCAATGAATTTTCTATCAAGCGCATCCATATGATCAAGATAATACTCAACAGTTTCAATACGCACATTCCAAAATTCAAGTTCTTCTTCAAAAGAATCATTGCCATATTCCTTGATGTAGTTATCAACTGCATTTTTCAACTCATCTTTTTTAGCAATCAGATGATTGTACTTATCAACGCTATCCTGAACAAAGCCACCTAATCCATCACTTTTACCAGGAGACTTGATTTGACTTAATTTTCCCTCTACCTCTAAAAGTTCATTTTTAAGCGATTTGAGAGGAGTTTCATACTCCTCAATTAATTTGTCACGTTCTTTGATTAAACTCTTATATGCACGAAATTCATTGCGCATAATTGATAATGTGTGTATTGGTATCATCTATTATCCTCCTTCTTAACATTTCTTAACTGCTTATTTCTCATATTTAATTTGTAACAAAGATTTTGTAATTGCTTTTTGATGAATCTCCTCTACTTACATAGCTATAAAATGTCCCTATCGTTATGCCTAACTTCTTTGTTATTTCATTTGATGTTCCTAACATAACAACATTTTCTTTCTTATTATAGACTATATATTCTTTTTTAGATTTATTCATTATTACCACCCATATTCCTCTATTTGCTTGTTGATTGCCTTTAATAAAGGCATATCGATTTCAACTGGATCGTCCCTATCGACATAATAAACTAAAAATTTTTTATCATACTTATAGAAAGCTATATCTATTCTATCGATATCACGCTCGGAAAAACTCTCATATACAAATAAGGCTGGTGTTTCAAAGAAAGGCACAAAGTCTTTTGCTCTAAACATTTCTTCCGCTGTCATAACTTTTTCAACCTTTCTTGTTCTCTTTTAGCTTTTTGTACTTTAAAAGCAAACACTTGATCATCATCAATATTAAACATCACTTTTAATTGATATAGCATGATTTCAACGTCAGCTATTTCTTCAATTAAATTAGCATAATACTCGGGTTCGGCTGGCCTATCTTCATAGCGTAGCATCTTATTCACTGCTTGAATAAGTTCAGCGCATTCTTCCATAGCTTGTCTGCATTGCGGTTCTTTGCCATATTTTTCAAGCGATTGTCTAAATATCCTTTTTGTTTCCGTTACTTTATCTAGAAATTCATCAACATTAAATTCTTCTATTTTATTCATCTTCTATCACCTCGCAATTATCTAGAATGTTTTGAATTAAAGTAGGTTCTTCATCTTCCCATGAAAGAAAATCAAATATTTCTTTTTTGAAAACATCTCTAAAGCCAGCAATATTACCCCTACCATATACAGTCCATCTTTTGTTTTTATCTTGTGTATATTTTTCAGGCTTAAATTTATAACACCAAACAGCACCGTCTTCATCTTTTGCAATCCATTCATACTTATCATTTAAACTTTCTAAAAAGTATTTAGTTGCTAAAGGAATTTTAACCTTTGGTTTTGGTTCAATGTATTTTTTGTAGAGCCATTTTATTTTATTTTGAGGACAACTACCAAAAGGGTTACTTATGAACTCGCACCTTTCGCAAATATTAATACACCTGACACATTCATCGTTTTTTATCGCAAAATTATAATTTAATTCTTTGATTTTTTCTTCATACGCTTCAAAATTTTTCATTTGCATCATTTCCTTCTTTTAAAATCCATTCCAAATTTTCTTGTTTCTATAATCAAAAACTTCTTTATCTTTAAAATCTTCATCGGATAGATCTTTAATTCTTTTTCTTGATTTTGATATATATAATTTAGATCTAATTTTTGTGTTTGGTTGTTCCCGCTCCAGCATTTCATCAAATTCAAGGATTGATTGATATTGCTCTTTGTGATTATCTTTCATATATTCGAAAAAGTAATTGGTGTGAAATGGGCAGAAACAACAAGCACTCGCTTTTGTATCTAAATCCCATTCTTCTAGAATATATTTATAATTGTCTGCTCTAGTTAGTTTCATGTCTACTAGAGGAAATTTATTGATAAACATCTTATGCTTGTTTTCTTTACACCTGTATTTTTCTTCTAACGAAAATCCTAAATGCATTTCATGTGCTTTTAGATCTTCATTTTTAACACGTTGATATTTAACATATCCAAGCAGTTCGTATTTAACAAATTTAATGATTTCATTTATCTTGTAATCTAGGGTGCAATTACGCATCATCTTACCTTTTTTGCCATTTTCATCAACTGACCAAAATGGGATTGATACAACTCTACGTTTTCCAAAATTATTTAAGTAATCTTGATGTAAATGAGTATCTAAAATGTAAAATGGTATTTCTGCATCTTCACAGGCATTTTTTATAAAATCAACTTGCCGATATACCCATTCGGGTTCATTACCCAAATCACAAAATACAATAGCGTCATATACAGGAACTTCTTTATATTTGATTTCTTTTTTATTTTCACAAGACATCAAAGCTAATGCAGTTGATTGCATTCCTGCTCCACAACTTAATATTTTCATTGTTTTATTCCTTTATTGATTTCATAATCAAAACCTATTCCCAATATAATCAAGTAAGCTTGGTTGATCTTTGCACATTCTTAAAGAACAACGCTTTTTATCATTGTTGAAGTATTTGCATTTTTGACATTGTTTACGATCTACTGGTTTGGCTATATCTTGTTTTCTCATTTTGAATCACCTTCATTTACTGGATAATTTTCCAAATCCCAGTCTGCAGGAATTTTGCCCATACATTTGCATACGGGGTTTAGCTCACAGTTTTTGCATTCATCTTCCCCATGAGAGTTACAGTAATTTTTAAGAACCTGTAATGAGATGTACTCATTGATGTTAGTTGTTTTAATCATTCCAATTCCTCCAATCGAATATATATACCTGGTATTTCCGCCCAGAACTTTTCAATCAGCTCGCTGGCCACTCTGGAATCATTTACATAAAACCCTAATCTTTCCATGATGTCTTTCAATGCCTTGTTCAAATCATCAGTATCAGGCTTAGTATATTTGTACTCTCCATCATGATGTTTACCAGCAATTGGAAAGCACCACCTGACGATTAATCTTAAAGGTCCATCAAAAGGCTTATCAGGAATATGTGGTATCAAATGAGCTTTCAGCTTTTCTTTTGCGGTTTTAAGTTCTGGTGGATCATAAAACTTCTTTGTGCCCATGTTCACCTTATGCTGTTGAGCAGTTGTAGTAGGTGGAATCATAGGCATGAAAAATTCTATTTTTCTTTTCTTATTTTTCTCCATTTTTTTACTAGGGTGCTCTAGGTTTGGTGCCCTCTATCGTGCGGGGTGAGTGTTCGTCGTGCGTAAGCTGTCGCACGACACTTACCTCCGCGTTAGAGGGGGTGCGCCAAAATATTTATATATATTTATATATATAGGTCGAGCGCACACCTGCGCGGAACCTGCGACGCACCATGGTCGAGCGCACCCCTATTTATCCTTTCTTTTAATGCATCTTTTACCATCTTCACCATAATAAGCTTCAAAATTTTCAGCTAAATCTTCATTGCGCTTTTTACTTTTTCCAAGCCATGCAAGTAACGTTTTAGGAGTTGTATTTAACTTATTTGCAAGCTCTTCTGCAGGTACTTCTCTGCCTTCTATTTCAATGTTTGAAAACTCAATTTCAAACTGATTTACTTTCTTGTTTTTAGCTTTAGCTGCTTGTTCTTGTCTTCTTTCTTTAGCCTTTTCCCATTGAGGTTTGACATCATCAGGATCAATATCTTGAAGTGCTCCATCTTCATCCAATACATGTACTGGATATTCAAAATAAAGGTTAACTGGCGGAAACTTTGAGAACTCTCTCAATGTTCCTTCAATTCTCCATGCTGTAATTGATGTAGCTTTATCTCTTGCATTATTTACAAGAGTATCTAACTCTTTGTAGTAATCATGGCCAAGTTTTCTTTTACAGAAGTCAATCATGATACTTTGAGAAAGAACATCATCTTGTGAAAGCTCATTTAACAGTTCGGGTCTGTTTGCTCTTAGATAGTCAACACAGCATCTACAGGCACTCATATTTCTTAACTGTTTATAGTGTGATTCATTTAAATCCAATTCAATCAAGTCAAGCAGTGCATCTGGATCACGTGCAAATACTCCTGAACCGCTGGCTCTATCCATACTTCTTTTTCCACCTTGTGAACCTTTTGAATGGTGGTGACAGTAAATAACGGAGGTCCCCAATTCATTACAGATTTTGTCGAACTGATTACAAAAGTTGGCCATCTGGTCCGCACTGTTTTCATCACCTGTAATAACTTTATAGATTGGATCTATAATTACTGCGATATAGTCTTTCTTAGATGCCCTTCTAATCAGTTTAGGAGCGAGTTTATCCATAGGAATAGATTTACCCCTTAAATTCCAAATATCGATATTAGCGAGGTTATTTGGCTTAATACCGAGTGAATTATAAACATCCTTAAACCTGTGCAAGCAAGAAGGTCTATCCAACTCTAAATTGACATATAATATTCTTCCTTGAGCACATTGCCATCCCAACCACTTTTTACCTTCAGCAATGGCAATACACATTTCGATAAGCGCAAACGACTTACCAGCTTTTGATGATCCAGCAATCAGCATCTTATGTCCCTGTCTTAAAATTCCATCAATCAATGGTGATGCAAGTTGTGGCATATCATCCCAGCAGGCATCCAATGATTCAGGATCAGGCAAATCATCATTGACACTTTCAATCCATTCGTGCCATTCGTCCCACGAATCTTTTCCAATATTCGTATCAACCAAGAATTGTTTCTTTCCTTTTCTTGTAATTCCTGGCATTCTTGAAAGTCTCGAAGGATTTCTATTTTGAGTATCAACATCTAGTCCATTCTTTTTACAAATGTTATAGAGATAGTCAACACGCTTACGATATTCTTTCATATCTGCAGCTTCGATTTTTACAATCGCATGTAGACTTTTACCACCTGAATGAACTAAACAAGCTATTGGAAGTTCTAATTCTCTCAATACTGCATTTTGTTCTTCGATTGCCATTGAATCACTTTCTACAAGAGCATACTTGAAATCAGTCACATTTTGGTTTTTACAGCCTTTTCCATCTAACGGGTTAAATCGTATCCATGCACCCGCTTCTTCGTTGTAGTCGCCTAAAACTGCACCTATATCACCTTTGCAATTATTCAACTGTTGTATAAGCTTTCCTGCTGTTCTATCCCAGCACCCTTGTGTTGGCAGATGTTTTTCATCTTTAAGCCATGTTTTGGTTACATAGCCTACATTTTCAGTAGAATCAAAAAGTGTTTCCAGATAAGTAATTAATTCAGCTACTGGATTCCAGTTAAGAGGCTCTTTGACCTCTTTCCCTTCAATCCAATTCTTATCAACTATGACCTGTTCATCTTTATCAATAACATCATTCCAGTCAAGTTCATGGCCACTTTCTTTTATTGGTGGAACCCACCCCTGATTTTTAGCATACTGAACAATAGTTCCGCCTGTTACACCTGAACCAGTAAAAGACTCCCATTTTCTATAGCATTCATTTTTATGATATCTTTTAGAATCACGTTGACTCCAGTAGTCCCAGTCATTTGCTGTATAACCTTCATATTTGAGTGCCATTCCAACATTGCACCATTCCTGATAGTCAAGCAAAGAAGGATCTATATTATTCAGTATTTCTAATAAATCAGTTGTATACTCCATTGTTAATCTCCTTCTTTATAAGTTGCTGGATCTATTCCATTAGGAACTCTCCACCCTGAAGCAGCTATTCTATTGATTAATTTTCTAGCTGATTCAAATGACCATGTGCCTACTTGTTTAAATCCTTTATTTTCAAGAAGTCTTATTTGTTTAGGTGTTGCTAAACCTTCCTCTTGTCTTTTATGTAATCTATCAAGTAGCAATGTTGCTTTTCCTGCATTGTCTACACTATCAGGATAGATTCCATATTTTTCTAATGCTTTTATTTGTTTTTCACTTGCTGGTGCCATTTCCCAACCAAATGTAGGAACGTAACTTTGTAAGTCTTGGTCCATGATGCTCATTTCAAATTGCAATGGATCAACAAGTTTTCTTTTTCTTTTTCGCATTTCAGCTAACTGTTTAGCAAGTGATTCTTCTCTTTGAGCAACGACATCACTTACAGCTTGTTCTTCAGCTTCTTCTATATCTATCGCTTCAAGTACATCTTCAGGAAGTGCTGAACTTGCCATTGTTTCTAAATTTTGTGTCATTTTCTTGGCAACTTCTTCATTTTCACAAATTAAGTTGGCTGGATGGCACAGTTCATGACGTTCCGTATGCCACAAGAAATCTAGTAGTAATAGGTGGTCCTTGCCTTTGCATAGACGAGTACCACGACCGACCATTTGTGAATAAAGACTTCTCACTTTCGTTGGTCGCAAAACGATAATGCAATCTACTGATGGACAATCCCATCCTTCAGTTAGAAGCATTGAATTACATAAAACATTATATTTATCATTTTCAAAATCTTTTAATACTTCTGCACGATCTTTACTGTCTCCATTGACTTCTGCAGCCTTAAAACCATTAGCATTTAAAATATCTCTAAACTTTTGAGAGGTTTTTACTAAAGGCAAGAAAACAACTGTCTTTCTATCTTTACAATACTTTTTCATTTCTTGAGCTATCTGTTCAAGGTATGGATCTAACGCAGTCCCTATATCACTTACCTTGAAGTCACCAGACTGAACTCCGACCCCGGACAAATCCATCTTTAGCGGTAACGTAAGTGCCTTTATAGGTGTTAGATAACCTTCTTTGATAGCTTTTGGCAATGTGTACTGATAAGCTAGACTTTCAAAGTAGCTTCCTAAATTTTTCATATCTCCTCTATCAGGTGTAGCAGTTACACCTAAAACTTTAGCTGTATCAAAATATTCTAAAACTTTTTGATATCCACTACTTAAGCAATGGTGCGCTTCATCAATAATAATCGTGTCAAAATAATCTTTAGGAAACTGTTCTAAACGTTTTTCTCTTTGCAACGTTTGAACGGAACCGACAACGATCCTGAACCAGCTTCCTAGGCAAGTCTCACTTGCTTTTTCAACAGCACATTTAAGACCTGTAGATTTGGCAATCTTATCGTTTGCCTGGTCTAAAAGTTCTCCTCTATGTGCCATAATAAGAACTCTATCCCCTGATTTAACACAGTCTTTAGCAACTTCCGCAAAGACTATCGTTTTTCCACATCCAGTAGGCAAAACCAAGAGAGTCTTTTGGACTCCCTTTTTCCATTCTTCAAATATCGAATCGTGTGCCTCTTTTTGGTATGGTCTTAATTCCATTAGAATTGTCCTGCACTAAAAGTTGGTTTTTGAGGTGCTTCATCTTTTGGATAGAATTTTTTGATGTCATTGTATTCATTTCCGTTATAAGTTCTTGTACCGATTTTACATCTTCCAGTTGACCCAGGAACTGATGGCCAGTTCATTCTTAATGGTTCACCTTTTTTCTTTTGGCCGATTCCTCTAAAGAAAGCACTCAATAAACCTTCCACTTTTGAATGAAGGAATAATTTATGTTTAATAATTACTTCTTGCCCATTGTAGTCAATAGCAATGTCGACAGTTACTTGATTACAAGCAGGCATTTTTTCTGAACCATTAAATCTTGTTCTTTCCATTCCTTTGACTACAAAATCATAATCATCAGGTGGTAAGATAATAAACTCACCATCATTTTCAATGATTCCATCCCAATCTAATTCATGTCCGTTATCAATTCCTCTGTTATCCATTTATATTTCCTCCTAAAATTCTCTTACATTTGTATTAATAAATTCTAAAATTTGTGGCCATGCTCCTATCAATACTCCATTAATAAAGTTTGGATCATAATTTTCAACAGGTGTATCTTCAGGATAATAGCCTTTCATGCTCACTGCTTTTCTGATTTCTTTTTCAGTTACTAAAGCTTGATTCATTAAATCTTTCAATGCTGTTGGCAATTTACTTTCAACTGCTTGTTGTACTACATTTCCATTTTCAGTTGGCACCGCTTCTTGAATACCACCTTGTTGCAATTCTTTTGCAACTTTGATTTCTTCAACTACTGGTTGTTGTTGAGGAACTGTATTTGTAACGGGTGGAACAGTTACAGCTGGTGTTACATTTACATTTGTTTGATTATTGAATAAATGAGCAATTGCTGAATAATCAAGTGGCAATTCTTCAGGTAGATCATCTCTATTTTTTGCGTCCCAACACGGATGATGTGTAGTGTACATAACACGTTGACCGCCTTGAGCTTTATGCTTTTTACCTTTATCATCAACTGCCACACTGAATGTTTTGTAGTTGGCAAACAAAACCATATCAGCCCACTCTTTAGTAATTGGAGCAGTTTGTGCTGTTGTCTTTTTACCTAGCTTCAACTCATAACGATCATAAGCTCCCATTTCATTAGGCTGTTCAAATTTACGAATAATTGCATGTGCTGTTAGAACAACATTGATATTGGCCACATCTACCACATCTTGGAGAAGATTTAGAAATCTTCCCCATTCTTCCGCAACATATGTATAGCCAGTACCATATCCAAATTCTTCTACTCCTGATTTACCATGTCTTGAGCAGACAGCTTCTGTACATAATCTTTCGGCCCAGTCAGCTGTGTCAATAACAAGTGTTTTACATGGACGATTGTTAATAACTGATTTAACTTCATCAATTAACATTTGCCAGCTTGTTGGCTTAGATAATCTTCTTACATTGTATTTTTTAGTAGAACCTTCAGTATCAATAAATACTGGATCAGGAAATTTTGATGCAAATTTTGTTTTTCCAATACCTTCAGGTCCATAGAAAACAACTTTTTGAGCACCATTGACTACTCCTTCAGTAATTTCAAAATTCATTAGAATTCACCTGCTTTCCATTGTGGTTTGTTTTCTACTGCTGATTGAACATCTTCTTTAACATATCCATCTTCGATAATAACTGAACATTCATCACCAGTAGAAACTCTTGTAGCAATAGCTTGCAATCCTTCTTGTTCAAGCCATGAATTGAACTCTGTTAAAGTTTTTAGATCCATTTGTTCTAGCTTGTCTAATAAGACAAAACCGCAATCAGGATTCAATTTACGAACAATAGCAGTAGAAACTCTTAATTGGTCACTGCCACTCATGCTGTCCCATTTTTTACCTTTATAAGTTAATTCATTATCATCAATACTTAATTCAGGCAGTGGTAAATCAGCATTGTTCAATAGATCATATTTTTGTTTACGAACTTCATCAATTTGAAGTGATAAATTATCATATTGAACTTTGTAACCTTTAGCTTCTTCTTCAGCTTTTTCTTTATCTAGATTAGCTCTAACTTTGCGATTGACTTCTTCAATTTCGGCCAAGTTCTTTTCTAATTCATCAGTTGATTGGTCTTGTAAATCCAATGCATCTGTCTTGGCCATGCTTAAATCGTAAGTTGCCTTATTTAACTCTTCATTTTTTTGTTGAAGCATTTGTTCAAGACGAGCTACTTCATCAGTTAATGTCTTAACTTGATACTCATATTGAGTAACCTTTTCTCTTTTTCTTTGGTTCTCACCATTTTTGGCAAGAATAGCTTGTTGCTGATTAATCAATTCTTGAGGACTGATTATGTCTGCAGGAACTCCTTCATAAAACAATTGTTCTTTAGCAAATTTTGCTTTTTGGTCAGCAATACGTCCTACAGTTAATCTTTCTTGATAAAGCTCATTTTCTTTGTGGTTGAATACAGCCAATTGATCTCCAACACCAATGATATTTAGCAATACATTTGCCTTTTCTTTATTGGATTTATTCATAAATGCAGGCAAATTAAGTGCTAACTGTTCAATGAATGAATCCAATAATGTTTGGCCAGCTTTTTTACCTGATGGATCAGTAACTTTTAAGGAACTGTTCTTTCCTTTTCTTTCAACAATGATTCCATTGCTTAATGTAACTTTTAATAAAGGTGGAACTGTTGAACCTTCTCTTGCAGCGTTGCTAGGTTTATTTCTATCCCCGCCTAATGCCCAAGCGATACTATCTAATACCGAAGTTTTCCCTTGGTTGTTATCCCCACCAATGATTGTTAGACCATTTTGTGTTGGATCTATCTTGACGGCTTTAATTCTTTTAACATTTTCTAACTCTAATGCATTAATCTTCACTGACATCTTTACTTTCCCCTTTGTCCATTTCTTCAATTTTATTTTCAATAAGCTCTTTTAATGTATTCGTACATTTTTCGAACTCATTTGTTGCTGATTTATAAATATCCTTTACTTGTTTTTCTGAAATATCAAATGTATTTTCTAAAAATGCAAATCCAAGTTTGTCTGATATTGCAATGCAATCAATAACCAAATCATCATTTTCAAAATAAATTCTTGATTCTAAATTAACTGCTTGTAATTTATCCATTTCATCAATTTTCTTTGTCAAATCGTCTAAACAAATTTTGGCAATATCTATATCTTTTGCACCCGCATCTTTAGCAGCTTGAATAATACTTTCTAGAAACTTATCCATTTTTATTTCTCCCTCTTGATGTATATTTCTTTGTACTTGACACCAAAGCTGTTACTTTGATGTTCCACCCATACGTCAATGACATTATTTTTAACTGCTCCTCCACAATCTTCAGCCACGTAAATTTGGCCATCAATCATGATTTCACTTCCATATGGGATTATTTTAGGGTCTACAGCGATTGTATGATTGACTTGAGCTCTAACTCCTGTAGCGGTTAGATCTCCATACTCATCTTCTCCGTACCAATATGCGGTAATTCTAAAGACCCCTAGAGCTTTTCATTTAGAAAGCTCTTCAACTTCTTTTTGTAGTTGGTCCTTTTCAACTGCAATACACTCGTACATTGCTTTGTACTTTGTATATTCTTGAAGCTGACCTTGCATATCATTGAGTTCATTCTTGTACAACTCAATTTGTTTACTTTGTTCTTCATACTTTGCTTCTACTGATTT